CTTAATGTCCATTTCGTCTGCTGAAGTAATAGCAGAACCTTCTGCAACAAAGTTAATAGTTGTACTAATAACATCTGCTACGTCTATAGAAGGAACTTCTAACTGCGCTTGAGCGAAAGTGAAGTCTACTTTAGGAGCAGTTGCTCCACCCATACTCAACGTTAGATCAAAACTATTATCTGTTTGGGTAGTGGCTGCTAGTAGGTCTTCTACCAACTTACCTGAGTCATAAGGGTCGCTTGAACCACCCGTATTTACAGTATCACCAGAACGCAAATAACAATTCATACTACCTGAGATAGATCGAGTACCTGTGAACCCTCCAATTGGAGTATTCACAACACCCAACTCATCAGGAGTTAAGTATGTTACACCATTGTCTAAACTAATAGACCCGCCAGTAAGTACTACTTGGTAATACTTAGAGCTGCTAGCATCTTGTAGTGAAACAGTAGATAGCTTATTACGGATGAACTCAGCAGGGAACACCTTCTGAACAGAGCCTGTGGCTCCAACACCGTGAGTACCTGCTAAAGTTTCGCCAGCTGATGAGTTAGCAATAGGCATAAACTTATTGATACCACTAGTAGGCATATCCGTGGATTCTACATTTTCCAATGTTTCACCCTGACCACCCCAAGCAATTTGTGCAATTCCGTCGATACTGAAGTCAATTTCAGCAGTGTTAACCAATGCTTTATTGATACGGTAGTAAGTCTTATTACTGCCGTCAGATAGCTCGAAGAAAATGTACACAGGTAGTAAAACATCTACGTCGGAATCGTCAGTATCACCTTCCATTCCAGTAGTAGTAGCACCTTCATTGAAATTATCAAATGGGGTCCACTTAGTATCAGTGTTGGTACCTGTAGTACGTCCTTTACCTAAGAACGCTTCCCACATCAACTTCTCGACAGCACTAGTATATTTAGTAGCACTACCGCCTGAAGGAGTTGCCTCACGTTTATAGGGACGAATATATGTTGTAAATGACCAGTCAACCGGGTTACGTGCTGTATTGTAAGATTTCTTACCACGATCTGGGTTAGTACCTGCTTCATTCAAAGTAATTTCCGCAGTAGCAGTGGTCTGAGTGAAAGAGAAACCATCTAGAACATTAAGTTCAAAAGTGTTTGCTGCTTTCATATCAGAGTTATTATCAGTAGTACTGATAAAAACCCTACTATTACGGATTAGATTAAGATGACTTGTTGCCATTATCTTTCTCCTTTAAAAATTATATTTCATATTGAGCTTGTAGTTGAATTTCTCCAACACCTATAGGTGCTAGAAGTCCTTCATCAGTTGTGATTGATATAAGCCTCATATCAGCCACGCGTTTTCCAAGTTCAAACTCTAAGTCAGAGTTTTCTTCAATCTTATTTTCAACCTCATATAACATGCTTTCCAAGGCCTCGACTGGGTCGTCTTCCTGGACATACATCCTAATTGTTAAAGTTAGATACCCCCACTTAAAAGCGCCGGGTAAATATTCTCTAGTTTCGTTTCCTGCTGTAACCCCTACAAATGGAAAATCTACGATTTCGTCCCAGAATACTAACTTATCAGTTACATTTTGGTAGAGATCTGTTTTAAATCTGTTAGGTACTGTTACTTCACACGTATAAACAAAAGTATCTAAGTTTTGAAGTCCCGTAGCTGAACCTAAAGTAGGTGAGCCTGTTAACTCTACAACTTGATACCCTGCGGCAGCATCTATCCCAGCAATTGCTGTATTAATACTATCGTAGTTAGTAAGAGAACTAAATAATTTATCAGTACCTGTATCTACAATAGATACGCTAGAGGTCACTCCGCTAGAAGTGCTTTTAACCTGGAGTTCACCAGTAGAGCCGACAAATTTTATTGTACACCCACTTGTATTTGCATTCAACTCATTTACTAATGTATTATAAGTTGTACAATTACTTCCTGCTAAGGATACGGCTTGCGCTGCACCATCAATAGTAATAGTGGTTGTATAAGTTTTACTTATATTTAACCCTGTAGGATCGGTTGTGTTAGTTGAAGAAGGATCTAAAGATACCCTCTGATAACCATTGGTTGGATCGGTGCCGTCTACAGCATTTTTTATTTTAGAATAACCGCTTAAACTAGAAAACAGTCTTCTGGAACCGATGTCCCTTAAGCCTATCTTCGCTTCACTCCCTGCGGAAGTGTTTGTAACTCGCAAATCGTTATTTCCATCGAGGCTTGCGGTAGCACCTCTTAACGCATTATTAAGTTCTGAAATTAAACTACCAAATGTTGGTACAGCTGAACCAGCAATACTAAAATTTTGCTTTGAGGTAATTTCATTAAGTTTAGCAACTAGTGCTTTTACTATCTTTGCTCTTGCTGACATAGACTACTCCACATTTCTGTACAGGTCTAATACTCGCTTTATATGAGCAGGGAAGTCAGAAGATTTTGAATGTTCTACTGACGCGTCTCCTAAAGCTTTTCTAGGATTCTGTTCTCTTTTCAAATAGTAAGTTATTAAATCGTAAGTCGCTAATTTTAAATCCTTAGGAATGTTAATTGAATCGTAACCTCCACGGTATTTGATTCTAACCCCTTTGAACATATCACTTGCAAGGAAAGTCTTTGAGCCTACAATGTCTGCTCTTACACTATCATCATCAATAAAGAAATCTGTATTCTCTACTAAGTCTGTATAAGTGACTCCACCATCCTCAGAAGTTGCCACTTCTATATTATAAGAAGTAGGTGTTCCAGATGGTAAAATAGGCCATTCCTCTACATATAGCTTATTAACTTTAGTTGTGTCAAAATACTCAGTCTTTGTTAAATTATACCAATCACTAAAAGAGCGATTGCAATAATTTCTAACTAGGTCACTAATGTGTCCTGTTAAAACCGATAATTTCGAATCACTGGTTCCGCTAGTAATGCCTTGATAGTCCTTATATTCATCAGAAGTTACAAGATCCGACATAGCGTGCCTCCAGTTAAATTGAAAAATTGGGGAAGTTTTACCTCCCCCAATCTAATAGCCTAAACTATATTAAGCTTTATAAGCTAACTGAGCAGCAGTAGTGCCTTGTAACTGAACGAAGCCGAAGCGAGCGCTAGAAACAATTGCAGTACGTTGGTTGTCGATGTCACGGAAAGATTCAGTAACTAGTCCACGAAGGATGCCCTTCTTGAAGTACTGAGTATTAACCGCCATAGCACAAACCTTACCCGCAGCTTTTGCAGGGAACTTGTCAGATACGATAACAGGTGAACCGTTAACAGAACCAACAAAGCCTTTAATCATCATTAGATTAGCAGCAGTTACCTTATCAGAAGAAGTAAACTTCTCGTCTTCCATCAAGTCATAATAACCATCTGTAGATACGATATAAGTAACTTCGCCTGGGTTCTGACCATACAAGCCCATCTTACGACGTGTAGCCTGTAGATAATCAACAGTTACCTTAGCGCTAGCAACAACTTCAGTAGTACTAACCTTAGTAGCAGCACCTTCTGACATCTTAGTAAGACCAGTCATTGGGTCTTTAGGAGTAGCTGCCGGAGCACCTTGACCATTAAGAACCGCTGCATCTGTACTATGTGCGATACGCTGTGCGATATTGCCACGAATCATTGGAAGAATAGGCATAATTGCATCTTCTTCTTCTTCGTAGTTCATATACTCCTTAGATACTAACTTATGAGCAGTTAGTGAAGTAGTACCCATACGAATTGCATCTTGTCCTGCGCCAGTACCGGCCTGTGCAGTTCCTACAATCCATTCGCCCGCGGTTGCACCTGGGTTAGATGGAATATCCATATGAGCAGAACTCATGTTGATAGTACCGAATAGATCAGCAACTACTAACTTCTGTTGTGCAATATCAAAAATCTGAGTATTGTACTCAGTTTCCCAATTCTCGTTAGGAACATGTCCATGACGAGCAGCCTTTTCTACGATACTCTTAAACGTCTTAGTATCTGAAATCGGCATACGGAAGATTTTAGAGGCTAAAACCGCATCCATCTTCTGCTCTGTACTAAAGAGAGCTACTTCATCCGAAGTGGCGAACTGCATTTTAGACTCACGAAGAGCTATTAATTCGTCCTTGTTCTCTTTAAGGTCAGCGCGTAACCCTTCAATAACGTCTTTAACCGACGCATCATTATCTTCTAAACGTTTAGCAACTTCTGCTTCTAAACGTTCTACACCAGTTGAAATTACTTCAATCTGTGCAGCTTTCTTTTTATCAACTTCTACTTGGACCGCTTCTTCAGCAGCCTTAGCTTCAGCTTTAATAGTTGCCTTATCAGCAGCAACTTTATCAGCAGCCGCTTTCTCTAAAGCTTCCATTTTGAGTGTTAACTCTTCTAATTTATCCATATCTAAGTTCTCCTTTAGGATAGTTTCATTACTTGCTTCTGGGGAGTTATCAACGTTTGTTTCTATTTCCTCAGATTCAATATACTCTTTCTTAAAGTCTGCATAATCGTCACCTAACGCTTTAGCAATGCTAAAAGTAGAGTCCTGGTTTGCAGGTACGGAAACTACCGAAATTTCAAGTAGCTCCAAATCCTTGATGTAAAAAATTTCATCCTCTTTATCGTATTCAGCGTCTTTGATGGAAAATCCGACACTGAACGTTTTAAGAACGCCATCTTTAATCAAGTTATATACTTCGCCAGCTGCAGAAGAAATTTCTGCAACGACTTCCAACCCTTTTGAACTGACACTGTAGTCTACAGTAGTTCCGATTGGCTTTGAGTGATTATGGTACGCTAAAATGATTGGGTTCTTTAAATAATTATCCAATCCTCCCTTTAACCAAGCCGATTCTCTTATGATATCGCCTACGCGGTCTTTGGAAGTTGTATTAGCGTAACCCTTAATCTTTAAAACATCGGAGTCGTCTGAACTTGATTTTTCAAACTGTCCGACTAGGTTTAAAGTTTTGTTAGTCATGCTTATCTCCATAAAATTGAGTGCGCACTGATCCACCAACAACCACTATTATACCAGTATTTTCTCCAAATGTCAAGCAAAAGTTTTCAATATCTGGTATGTTGAAAGTTAGGTTACTGATTTATCATCCTCACTCTGAGGGGGTTTACCGCCTTCAGAAGGATTTGATGCAGACCCCGCAATATTTGCAGGTATCTGTCGATCATCTCCACCATCTACAGCGTCTAATCTTAATTGAGCTCGTGCCTCGTTTGGTGTCATAATTCCTGAGTTAACTAAGGTAGCTAGGTAAGCTGCTTGGTCTTTAGCCTCAGGAAGTAACGCGCTAACGGTCTCCGTAATTGGAGATACACCGTACCCAAAGTACTTTCGCATTGCAGCAGAATATTTTACTAGTAAAGGCATGACGGTTGTTTGATAGAACAACCTCATGTTTGGTCGGATGTTTGCATTATTTCCACCATCTAAAAGGATAGGAGGTACGCCCAATGCTTTTAAAATTCTAGTCTCATGTTCCTTAACAGCGTTTTCAAAGTCTAAGTCCTTGAACGTACTGTCTACCATTGGTTTAATATCTAAATCACCATCAAGTATTACAGGTTTGCGGCCACCTGTAGTAGGGTTATATCGTTGTGCCCAGCTATCTAAAAGTCTTTGTTTAACTTTAGTAGATAGTACATTAGGGCTCTTTAGTACCAACCCAGGTACTGCTCCATTTTTAAAGAAGTTAGTCTGGAAAGCAAGCATCTTATTTAACCTATCAATAGTTAGGTATGATGCTTCCAATCTAGAAGTTCCTCTAAAGATGCTGTCTGCTGCGTTATCTCGAATATGGATTACTTCGTTAGCTTTAAACTGAACAGTTCCATATACGTAACCTTTTACAAATTCCTTCTTATCAGTCTGAATCTCTACAGACTTAGAGGGTAAGTGATAAAGATGTGCTCCATCGTAATATATAAATATATTACCATCAATAATAAAGTCTACAAAACACGCCCGTTTGAAC